CATCGAGAGCCAGATGATTTTGAGCGCAAACATTTAGTGATAGAGGGTATTTACGCCGCCCCTCCAGCGCCAGTAGTACCGGAAGAAAAACCAATGCCTAATCCTCTTAGCATGTACGCGGTTGATGCTGTTGCCGCTATTGCAGAGGTGAGAGGCTGGAATGCCTGCCGCGCGGCTATGCTTCATGGGAAAGGAAAGTGATATGGCTAACTCATTACTTGAAACCTGCAACAACTGGCAGATTCAGAGGGCGGAGATTTTATCTCGCAATCCAGATATGGCAATGACAATCGATAATCTGGATACGCTAATTGAACGTACCGTGCGTTCTGCAATTGATATAGCACGTCGAGTTGACTGGGATTTCAGAGAAGCGGAGCGGCTTGCTAAAGAGCAGGAGAAAGCAGCGGGTAAAGGAGACTGATATGGATAAAAACACCACTGCTTACTGGAATCTGTCACTTGATACCGAATGCCCAAAATGCGGTCACAATTTCGATCTGCTTTGTGATGCTGATTTCTGGGAGTTTTCTGGAGCTAAACAGGCATGTGAAGAAATAAAAGGTTACGAAACATGCTGTCCAGAATGTAACCATGAATTTAAAACAGATTTCGTGTATTGAGGCATAACAAATGACCACTATTACCAGAGAACAGGCACAGAAAATTATTGAAGCAGCCGATGAGGTTATTAGTGCGCTGGCCGGAACTAACGAGGATGTTCACCCTGGTAGCGATAACATGCTACGCCTGTGGGATGACCTGAATGACCGTTACGCGCCGCCGGAAGTTGTGCGTGAGCTGGCACGGATTGCACTGGCATCACTGGAAGCAGAGCCTGTTCTGTATCAGTCCTGCACTCGTCCCACCTGGAATAGCGGTGTTCCGTGGACGGAATGGAAAGAACGAAGTCGTGAGTGCTACGAAGACGATTTGCGCTTTACAGACACGCCTGACCATGCCGGTTGGATAAACAAATGTCGAAAACTATATACCACTCCGCCAGCACCGATAGCGTTAGAGGCCATTGAAAACGCAATTGAATATATCCGCAGTATCGCTTTTCACATCGATGAAGACGATTACCACGGCAAGCATATTGCGTATTTCATGCGACAAGCACTGGTCTGGCTGGAAGGGCATTCATGCAGCAACGACAGACAGGGTAAAGCCGAGAATCAACCAGTACGCGGCAACCAGACTGCCGAATCCAATCGCGGTAATGAGTGGACCGGCAATCCTGATATTGATAACGCCATCATCATGCTCGATCGCATAGATACGCTGGAAAGTTGCGATGATGACCGTATTGAGGCTGTTAAGGCTGTTTTGCGTAGACTGGCTGGCAACTATCCGGATATTCCGGATAGTTCGGTGCCAGCACCAGGAAAGGGCGTCACCGGTGAACGTATCCGCATTAAGCCGCATGTTTATCGCGAACTGGTTAACCGTCTCCACGATACAGCGATCAAGTGTGCTGGCACCCAGCAATTACGAGAAAGAATTAGCCGTGTTTTGGGCGACGTTATTACACCAGATCATCATAAACAAGCCGAGAAAAGTGACCTGGAAAGGTGTCACCTTGAGGCGGCATTAAACATTAAGCCGGGGCATACGCTTGGCATTATCGATGCACTATTGGTTCATAAGATGGCCAGGGCTTTATTGCCGCTGGTGGCTGAAAAGCATGAGGTGGACCATGCCAACGAAAGCTGAATTACAGGTGCGCGTAGATGAGCTTGAAAAAGAGAACGCGAGCCTCAAAAAAATGCTGTCGCGGGCGGAAAGGGAATTATCAGGCAAATTATTGCCAGAAGAACTGCCACCAGCAGATATACCTGATCGAGTGTCCTGGTGGATGAAGTATTTCCGTGCACCGTGGGAGGCGTTTTGGTGCTACGACCAACGCAGATGGTGTGATGAACTTGATAGCAATTTTCCCTACTTTGCGGAAGGGAACACCTGCCCTCAATGCAGGGGATAGCATTTGACGAAATCGATCACCCTATCCTGAACTTCAGAAAGAAGGTCTTTTTCACGCGCCAGGACGTCAGGATATTGACGTTCTGGCCTTACCAGATGCCGGAGCTTCCCATTAAGCAGAATGGCCTCAGAAAACACTTTTACGCTGTGCTTTATCCCCTCTGTTTCACTTTTCAGCGTCAAAATAAAGCGCAATTGCTTATTAGCCTGATTCGGATTCAATACACGAATTTGCAGTTCGTCTATGCTGTTCCGCAATGGGATTGATGCCACCACACTGGTGCAGTCTCTGATTGTCTGAATTGAACGGCTAACATTGAGAACGTTATTGTGCATGTGCCTGATCCACTAACTCCTGGAGGTTTCTTGTGTCAGATCGAAATATAGCAGCTAAAAGCCAGGAAGAGCGAGACAAGGTGAACGTAGACCTTGCCGCCAGCGGCGTTGCTTACAAAGAACGGCTGAATATACCTGTGATTGCAGAGCAGGTGGCCCGTGAGCAACCGGAAAACCTGCGCGCCTATTTCATGGAACGGCTACGGCACTACCGGCAGTTAAGCCTCCAGTTGCCAAAAGGGAGCGATCCGGTGTATCAGAACGAGGATGCACCAAAAAAATAACGGCAAGATGGGGGAGAAATGTGATTAGCCCCCAGCGTGGCGCGCCTACAAACCCCGCTTTCACAAACTATGCCTTTTCAATGTATACTGTATGAATAAACAGTATCATTGAGGTAAAACGCTATGGGCTTCCCTTCTCCTGCGGCGGATTATGTTGAAAGCCGAATTTCTCTTGATCAGCAGATAATTAGACATCCTTCAGCGACCTACTTCATGCGGGCAGCTGATAGCCATCACCGTGAGGGAATATTGCAGGGTGCTTTGCTGGTGGTTGATTCCTCGCTTACTCCGGTTGATGGTTCTCTGCTTGTGTGCGCTATGGAGGGTGAATATCGCATAAAGAGATACAGGAAGTATCCGCGCCAGCACCTGGAGGACTTAAGCACCGGGAAGAAAGAGGCGTTATCAGTAGATGACGATGGATACACGGGCAGTAATGCTGTTTTTGGTGTGATCACTCATGTCATCAATGATGCCCGAAGTGGGGAATTTGATGATTGTCCGGTTATTTAAGCTGCAAAGTGCTGGTGCTTTATGCCTGTGAAGTTTATAATTGTGTACACATAACGAGTACACGAGGTGTTTATGCAATCCATTAACTTCCGTACCGCGCGTGGCAACCTTTCTGAAGTGCTCAACAATGTTGAAGCCGGGGAAGAGGTTGAAATCACCCGCAGAGGCCGTGAGCCAGCAGTAATTGTCAGCAAGGCTACTTTCGAAGCCTACAAAAAAGCGGCGCTGGATGCTGAATTTGCATCCCTGTTTGACACCCTGGACTCCACCAACAAGGAACTGGTTAACCGATAATGAGACATATATCACCGGAAGAACTTGTTGCGCTTCATGATGCGAATATAAGCCGCTACGGCGGCCTGCCTGGCATGTCAGATCCGGGTAGGGCAGAGGCCATTATCGGGAGAGTTCAGGCCAGAGTTGCCTACGAAGAGATCACCGACCTTTTCGAAGTCTCCGCCACCTACCTGGTGGCTACAGCGAGAGGGCATATATTCAATGATGCCAATAAGCGTACCGCGCTAAACAGTGCGCTGCTATTTCTACGCCGTAACGGGGTGCAGGTATTTGATTCACCTGAACTGGCAGACCTTACTGTAGGCGCTGCGACTGGCGAGATATCTGTATCTTCTGTCGCCGACACGTTACGTAGATTGTATGGTTCTGCGGAGTAGATTAATGGCACGCAAATACAACAAATTGTCCCTTGAAGCGTTAAAGATGCTTCTTGATGGCGTGAGTCGCCGCAAGGTAAAGCAATACCTGGTTGGTAAGCAAATTGGAGTCAGGACCGCTATTGCTGTGTTATGCCGTCAGGAAATGGTTGTGCTTAAACAGAGAATGCCGGGCAGCAGATAAAGCCCAATCAGTGATGAAAGGTGTGATGTGAAAGCCGTAATTACTCCCTTTGTACAAAAAGAGCTTGGCCTCGCCACGTTCAAAGTGGAACAGGAGGTCAGAAAACTGGTGGAGGCTGGCCGTAAATTTATCATGGAGCCGGTGCCGCGTGAGTTAATCGAGCACATGGAAGACGGCCTCGTTGTTACCGAGCAAACCATGGCAACAAATGAGGCGTTGCAGCCGTTTTTTAACAGCGATGAACTGTTTCGCCGTATTGGTGGAATTGACGCGCTGGTGGCGTGGTTGCGTAGGAAAGAGGGTCAATGCCAGGCCGCAGATCGTAGTTGGTGTGACAACCATATTGTCCACGCTGAACGAGACAATAGCGCGGTGTTGTTGTGCTGGCATCACGATAACCATTACCGGATGCGTGGTTTTAATGAGCTGAAAGAAACGCTGCACAATAATCGCGTTAACTGGATACTGGATGTCGCCCGTCAGGAAATGGGCCTTTCAAATAGCCATGATTTAAGTATTCAGGAGCTGTGCTGGTGGGCTTTCATGCGCAACATGATGCACCTGATGCCGGAAGAAGTCTGCCGCATATCAATAAATAAGATGAAGGCTACTCCGCAGGATAGCGGACCTCTGAAAGAGGCGGATATTCGCCCGTATGACGATCGCGCTACAGCATATGTTCAGATGATGGAAGAACGCGCCGCGCCGATGCGTGCAAAAGTATGCCCTGTGGATGTTGACTCCGACCCAGGTATGGCGCATTTCAAAATACCAAAACTTCAATCGCTAAAATTGCCCGAGTACATGGACTTTGTGGCTTCCCGTCCATGCTGTGGCTGTGGAGCTGCGGGAGCTGGCGCTCACATTACGCCTTATATCGTTCGTCATAGTCGATTATGCGCGCATGACATTTATGCTATTCCTCTGTGCCAGTCATGCCAGCGTGATATTGAGCGTGACCGCGATAATTGGGAGAAGACGCACGGTAGGCTGGCGATGCATCAACGATTGTTCTTTGATTACGCGCTTGGAGTCGGCGCTATCACAAGTCACTCGTCGAGCGTTAGATAAAATTGCTCTAATGTATTGCTATTTCTTTAATCGAGGGTATTATATTCCACGTTGATTAGTTGACATGGGCTAATCAGTAGGTGACAGGATGTTACTTAACTGGCAGGGACGCCACTTCATGGAAATAAATCACTCACGAATAACATCGTACGAGATTGCGGATTACATGATCCGCACTAAATCTCTTCTATCAGCGAAAGAGCTCGCAGCAATTCTTGAAAAGGAATACCCGCATCTGGATGTCGATAAGCGCGATGTTTATCTGCGCTTAAAGGCTATCGCTGTGTCTAAGTATTCGTCTGTTTTGATTGATGACAGTACACGCCCACGTAGATTTCAGATCCACTCTCTGAATCCTGAATTCTTTCGCCGCAGCCGCGCTCCGCGCCGGTTTGATGAAAAACTCCAGAACGAACTCTATATGACGCAGGACGAAAAGGAACGCCGGGAGCACCAGCCTTGGGTGATGGCGCGTCAACTTTTCAATAAGGTGGTCCGTCAGCACCGTCATTACGGTAATGCCACATCCGCACGTATCTGATTGATTGCTTGCCCGTTCCGGGCCTTTTGACATGTGACTTTCGTTACCCTCGCGTCAAAAAGAGTTTTATACGAAAGGAAGCATAAGTGACCTGGGACGATCACAAGAAGAATTTTGCTCGCCTGGCGCGAGATGGTGGTTACACCATCGCACAATATGCCGCCGAGTTTAATCTCAACCCAAACACCGCACGTCGTTATCTCCGTGCATTCAAAGAAGACACCGGAACAGCGGACAGCCGTAAGCCAAATAAGCCTGTCAGAAAACCACTAAAAAGCATGATCATTGATCACGCTAATGATCAACGTGCAGGTGATCACATTGTGGCTGAAATGGCTGAAAAACAAAGAGTTAATGCTGTTGTCAGTGCCGCAGTCGAGAACGCGAAGCGCCAGAATAAGCGCATAAATGATCGTTCTGATGATCATGACGTGATCACCCGCGCCCACCGGACCTTACGTGATCGCCTGGAACGCGACACCCTGGATGATGATGGTGAACGCTTTGAATTCGAAGCTGGCGATTACCTGATAGATAACGTTGAAGCGCGGAAGGCCGCGCGCGCTATGTTGCGTCGGTCCGGGGCTGATGTTCTGGAAACCACTCTTCTGGAAAAGTCTCTCTCTCATCTCCTTATGCTGGAGAACGCCAGGGATACGTGTATTCGCTTGGTTCAGGAAATGCGCGATCAGCAAAAAGAAGATGATGAAGGTACTCCGCCTGAATACCGTATCGCGAGCATGCTAAACAGCTGTTCCGCGCAGATAAGCAGCCTGATCAACACCATTTACAGCATCCGGAATAACTATCGAAAAGAAAGCCGGGAGGCGGAAAAGCACGCTTTGTCTATGGGGCAAGCTGGCATTGTTAAGCTGGCATACGAACGAAAGCGTGAAAATAACTGGTCAGTGCTGGAAGCAGCTGAATTCATCGAGGCGCATGGCGGGAAAGTGCCGCCCCTGATGCTGGAGCAAATCAAAGCCGATCTGCGTGCTCCTAAGACCAATACCGATGATGAGGAAAGGCAAACTGCCGTCGGTGGCCCTTCTCTTGAAGATCTGGACAAAGTTGCGCGAGAACGGGCCGCCAACCGCCGCGCCGATGCCGCATTGTGGATTGAGCAACGTAGGGAAGAAATCGCCGATATCGTTGATACAGGCGGTTATGGAGATGTTGATACTGAAGGTGTATCAAACGAACCATGGCTGGAACAAGACCTGGACGAAGACGAGGAGGAAGACGAAGAAGTTACCCGCAAGCTATACGGGGATGATGATTAATGGCCAGAAGTTGCGTAACGGATCCACGTTGGCGCGAGCTGGTGGCGCTATATCGTTATGACTGGATTGCGGCCGCTGATGTTTTGTTCGGCAAAACACCTACCTGGCAGCAGGATCTGATTATTGAGTCTGTGCAGGAACAGGGTAGCAAGACATCTGTTTCGTCTGGTCACGGTACCGGGAAATCAGACATGACTTCTATCATGATCATGTTGTTCATAATCATGTATCCCGGTGCCCGCGCCATTATCGTTGCGAACAAAATTCAGCAGGTAATGACCGGTATATTCAAGTACATCAAGATAAACTGGGCTACTGCCACCAGCCGTTTTCCATGGCTTGCTGATTATTTTGTTCTGACAGAAACCGCTTTCTATGAGGTTACTGGTAAAGGTGTATGGACTGTAGTACCGAAGGGCTTTCGTCTGGGAAGTGAAGAAGCTCTCGCCGGTGAACACGCAGATCATCTTCTGTATATTATCGATGAAGCCTCCGGTGTCAGTGATAGAGCTTTCGGTATCATCACCGGTGCTCTTACCGGACAGGATAACCGCATCTTATTACTGTCACAGCCTACACGCCCAAGCGGCTATTTCTACGATACTCACCATAAACTGGCCAAGCGTCCTGGTAACCCTGATGGCGTTTATACGGCGATCACGCTTAACAGTGAGGAATCACCGCTGGTAACGCCAGCATTTATCAAAATGAAGCTGGCGGAGTACGGCGGGCGTGATAACCCTATGTACATGATTAAGGTACGCGGCCTATTCCCTAAATCACAGGATGGCTTCCTTCTTGGGCGTGATGAGGTTGAACGTGCAACGCGGCGGAAAGTCAAGATTGCAAAAGGATGGGGCTGGCTTGCATGTGTGGACGTTGCTGGTGGTACGGGACGGGATAAGTCCGTTATCAATATCATGATGGTGTCCGGCCAGCGAAATAAACGCCGTGTAATCAACTATCGAATGCTGGAATACACAGACGTTACAGAAACGCAGCTTGCCGCCAAAATTTTCGCAGAATGTAATCCTGAGCGATTCCCAAATATCACCATAGCGATAGACGGCGATGGGCTGGGTAAAGCAACGGCGGATCTGATGTACGAGTATTATGGTATTACCGTACAGCGTATACGCTGGGGTAAAAAGATGCATAGCCGTGAAGATAAGAGCCTGTACTTTGATAAACGTGCTTATGCCAACGTTCAAGCCGCAGAGGCCGTAAAATCTGGTCGTATGAGACTGGATAAGGGTAATGAAACTATTGAGGAAGCGTCGAAAATCCCTGTAGGGATTAACTCCGCAGGTCAATGGAAGGTGATGAGTAAGGAGGATATGAAGAAAAAAATCAACCTGCACTCACCAGACCATTGGGATACATATTGTTTCGCTATGCTGGCGGATTATGTTCCCCAGGATGAAGTGCTTAGCGTCGAAGACGAAGCGCAGGTTGATGAAGCTCTGGCATGGCTTAATGAATGAATATTTGCTCTAATAAATTGTGTTTTTTAACTGCCGATGTTACATTGAACCTGACCTCTTGCGCCTTGAGGCATTTTCGGTTTATGCTTATCAGGCACCTCATTAAAACGGGTGCCGGGATTGGCCTCCCGCTTAAGTCTAAGGCGATACAGACGCCGCTCGCGTCTTTTTTTGTATCGGCGTACACGCACACCTCTACAATGGTGGGCTGTATGGGGCTACCTTCGGGTAGGCTGGTTACCTTGGACGCCAGTAAGGCCAACTCCGTACAGTCCACCGCCAGCAAGATTGGTCTCTTCTGCGGTGGTTACATACCAACGTCTAAGGAGGCTGCCAATATGGCTACTATCCCTACCCCAACTCATCCTGAATTTATCTGGCGCTTTTACTCCTGCCAAAAACGTCACTATCACTTCGTTATTGCACCGACAGAAGATGAGGCCCGCTCTCAGCTTCCTGACGCCCCATGTATTTTCTCTGCCCGTTTTTCCACTGATTCACGCAATTCTCTCAGTTACTGGTGCCTCCCTGTTAACGCTTCTGCTCAGGAGGGACTATGAGAACGTCATTAGTCACCCGTGAAGAGATGATCGAGGCAATTGAACAGCACACTGCCTGTATCAGTACCAGGGATATACCAGGCGTTATTGCCAACTACTTCATGATCACCAAACAACTTTACCGGAGAAAGGACAAGAACGCTGTTCACCGTATCCTGCTGTCTGATATCCGTGAATACCTGCTCGAACAGGGGCATCTGAATTACGCAACCGTCGCAGCCGAAACACGCAAGGAGGCACACAGAATGAAAGCTACTAACGTTAAATCTGAAAAAATTAATACACCTTTAGTTCAGGAATCAGAACTGGTGGTTGTTCAAAGTCAGCCGGATGAAATTCCCGTTCTAGAGTGGCAGGGAGTGCGTGTAGTGACAACTAAGATCCTTGCTAAGGGGTATGGGACAGATGCGGATAACATCAAGAAGAACTTTTCCCGTAATGCTGAACGTTTTTGTGAAGGCAAGCATTTCTATAAAGTTATTGGAGATGATTTGAACAATTTGCGGGTGACTTTAAGTAACTCACAAAATCCTATCTCTCCTAAAGCCCGCTCACTCATCCTCTGGACGGAACGCGGCGCAGCCCGCCACGCTAAAATGCTCGAAACCGATCAGGCATGGGCATTCTTTGAAAAACTGGAAGACAGCTACTTCCGGCAAAAAGAACAGCAACCGGTTGCAATCCCCCAGACGCTTCCAGAAGCTCTGCGCCTGGCTGCCGAACTGGCTGAACAAAAGCAGCTTCTGGAACAGAAAGCCCACCAGCTAAATCAGCAGCTGGTGGCCGCCGCTCCTAAAGTCGATTTTGCCGACCGGGTATCAGTAGCTAATGGAATCCTGATCGGGAACTTTGCAAAGGTCGTTGGACTTAAGCAAAACGCGCTGTTTGTCTGGTTACGGGAGAACGGCATCCTGATAGCGTCCGGTGGACGTAAAAATGTGCCGTTCCAGCAGTACATCAACGCGGGGTATTTCACGGTGAAAGAAGTGGTGCTGGATGATGAAGATGGCTACCAGATACGGTTGACGCCTCAATTAACGGGTAAAGGCCAGCAGTGGTTGACGCGTAAACTGCTCGATGCTGGCTTGTTAAAACCGGTGGCAGCTGAATAATGGAAGAATGCCCGGTTGATGCCGGGCATAATTTATTGCGCGCTTTCGGGGTTGTCGTTTACTGGCTGCCCCTTCTTGGTTTTACGGCTGCGCGTAACTGATGCGGCTGACTTAACCTTTTTCTCTTCGCGAGTGATGGCAATTTGTTTTTTTACATTTTCAATATCTGCCAGGCGATATATTTTTGCTTGCGGCCAGCGGTCGCAGATGATCGGTTCTATGGAGTCATAAAGGCTAAATTTTGCTTTTTCGAATTCACCGTTGATGATAATTCCATCACGGAGAGTTTCATCGCAGATAAACACGCCACACAGTGGCACATGGTAACTAACTGATTTACCATCATTGTAGTTAGGGCTACTGGAAATGTAGTGGACGCGCAGCATTGTTTCGCTAAAGCCGTGTACGCGCATACGGAATTTTTCATCCTCCGGGTACTGCCTCATTAGCTCTTTTGTTGCTTCCAGGTTCTCTATGTATTTCGCACTGTGCTCATTGATCCCCGCGCTTTTTTGGATGCGAATGTCCTTATCAATCAGATGAATAATGCGGCCAGCGGTCATGTTGACGCTGTTCACAGCTTCTGTCTGATAAGTTGTAACCTTGCGCACACCGCGAAGGATGTTAGGCACTGGATATAAAATAGTCTTTGGGATATTGAGGTCTGGGTACTGTTCCAGTTCCCGCGCCATTAAAGTCCATTTATCAATTTCAGCCTGAATGCTGTCAGTTTCTTTGAACGGTAGAACGACAACCGGGCGTACAGGACGACCGTCGCTGGCTGTATCAACGTGTTGGGCGCGTGCAACAGCTTTTTTTAGAAAGAGATCCCTGAAGCTGACGAACTCCTGGTACAGTTGTTCGCCGTAGACATAATTTATCATTGATCCTCCTCCAGAATTGACATGGTCAATAACGCCCGGCTGAGAAAACCGGTCATTACTGACCTATATTATAGAGGGATCAAACAAAAATAATAGATTTATTAGTGCATTTATTGTGAGTCTAACTGGTTAGTTGCCATGAGATATTCGATTGTGTCAGTGAGGTCATCCAGGTCGTCTTGGGTGATGCGGTACTCCTGATTGGATATCTTTGAGTAGTGTTCAGCAATGGCGCGGGCAGCGTCGGTTTCGGCAGGGTCTACAGATAAAGCGTTAGAGCAATGTCTAACGTCGTCGATGGTTGGTTGAATGAAAGCCATAATTATGCCTCACTGTATTGACAACACAGAGCCTGAAGCTCTGACCTACTGTTTCACCCATGATCCATGCTGGGGTAATCTAACAACATTGCGCTGTGTGTAAGATGAGCAATGCATAGCTGTAATGCCGTTGTATAAGGTTTCCCTGTTTGCTCATTTCCTTCTGAGCCGCTCTACAACGCTGAAGACACATTAAATAGTGAATCCAAAGTCGTATTACGTAACGGCGGCAAAACTATAATTTATTAGAGCAATTGTCAAACAACTATGAAAAACAATCCAGTTTTTGGCTGGTGGAGTGGGATTTTTCTCTCAAAATTTATTGCTCTAATAATTCTTGATTTTTATGCGCAGCTGGACGTAAACTCCTCTTCAGACC